TTAAGAAATTCTCAAGATTGCGACCTACTTTAAAAGGTTTAGAAGCAAATATAATAAACTCATTTAAAGCTTCTTTTGAAACAACACCACTTTGAACAACTGGAGCCATAGCTTGAACCATGCCCGATATTGTTTGAATGTAGGCAACTCTATCTTGTTTTTCTTGGTTTTGGTCAATTTTAATAGTTGAATCGGTTTCAATGTCGATATTTACGCATCTTAATTTGTCAGATTTTAGCAACTTTTCTAAATCTTTAAGCTTTCTATATTCAATGGCATAACCTTTTAAATCTTCTTTAATTTTAGCCATGGTTTTGTCATAACCCGCACTTGCTTGTTGGTGTAAAGCTTGAATTTTTTCTTGATATTGTGGATCTTGCGGGTTTAGCATTGAAATTGCTTCTTGAACTTGTGCGTTAAGTTTTTCTTGCGTTGCTTGTGCAATTGCTTCAACATCATGTAAAATTAAACCTGTAATTTCCATTAATTCATTCATAGAAAGCTTTTCAACGGCTAACTCAGCTAATAGTCTTAAAGTATCTCTAATAGTAAACTCAACCTCTTTTTGTAGCGGTTGGATTCGACTAATTGCAAAATTGCCCTTAAGTTGTTGAGCTGTTGCGGTTTCTGAAGCTATTGAATAACCCCTAACAATATCGCTTAATCCTGTAATTTCTTGAATATCATTTTTTAAAGCAAGTTTTTCTTGTCTTAGAACTGTGATAGTGTTTGCAATCTCGGCTAATGGTTTAAATACAATAAGCTTTCTAGCGTCATCAATATTGGAGTTTGTTTTAAGTGGTTTAAATTCGCCATCATCACCATTCATTATATTTTCAACATCGCTTTGTTCAGCAAATGAAGTATAGGCACCAGTGAATTTAGCTTGTTTAACTAAGCTTGCAATTCTATCATGAACATCGCTTAAATCATTGGCTAAATGTTTATATTTTCCATAAAGCGGGCAAGGTAATAATTTTTTTGATTCATTAAGCCCCATTGGCATAGGTATTGGAAAGAAATTCTTTAAATTATATCCATCTTTTTCAGTTTTTAAAACAGAACCATCGCCTGCAAAGGTAATATCATGGCAAATTTTATTTTCTTTGTCCCAGATTTCCCAGACTTCACAAAGTTTATATAAATCTTCGGTTTCTTCTCCAAGATATTCATATTTTTTGTTAGTCATTGGAACTGTTTCGCCTTTCTTGCCAAAATATTCAATTAACTCCCTTCGAGAGTAATATTTTTTAAAAGCAATCCAACGCAATTTGTCCCACTCTTTTTCAGTTGATTTAAGAAAATCTTGATAATCAACAAATTCTATTTTAAAAGATTTTTTAGATTCATCAACATCATAAATTGATTCTTCTTCCATGTCAGAGGCTTCTCCTTCCGCCTTATCTTCAGAAGTATTTTTAGTTGATGATTCATCTTCATCTTCATCATAATCATCTTCATTTTCGCTTTTATCTTCAACTTTTGGCTTTTCTTTTTTCTTTTTAATTTTGATTTCGATTGGCTCAGGTGGAACAAACACAATGCGAGGAATGCCAATGCCTTGAACTAAAAAAGTATCTCGAATTTTTTCTATTTGATTTTCAGCGTCAGATTCTTTCAATAGATAAGTTAATAATCTTTCAATTAGTTCGCTTCCAATTCTAGCAATTTCATTGTTGTTGTAATTTGCTTGAGTTATGTTAATTTTTGGAAGTTTACTAAAAAGAAGTGGGCGTAATACTTGCGTATTGCTCCAAAAAATAGGAAATTGATTATTAATTTCAGCTTTTGTTTGTTCAGTCTCTTCGGACTCATAAATTTCTTGATACTTCTTAGCCGTTTCTTTGGTTTTTTCGTGATATTTTTTTGCATTGTCAATTTCACGCTTCCAAATTTCGACTAGAGCCCGTTCGCCCTTCGCTGTAGTTAATTCGTCTTGTGTTTCGATTTGGTTCATGCTCATATTTTTTATGATATTAATTTATTTTTTTTTGTCAATAGTAAATTTTCTTTTTTTATATCATCGATTAATCTTTGCACTTGGAGTTGATAATCCATTGATTCCTTCATTGTCATTGGTTTTTTAATTTCAACAACAACGGGTCTTGTCATGCATAAATATCTTAGAGTATCGACGGCGTGGTCTTCCATCTCAGTATTTAAATCCTCTGGTTTCGACTTATCATATTGCATCAACGGCAATGTTCTAAGTAAATTACGGCAATTCTTAGTAATGTATAATAAAGGCTTGCCATCTTCATTGTTAGATAATCTTGCTCTTATTTGTTGCCAACCCGCTACTCGCTTATTGTCAGCAGGAAGCCAACCTATATTTTGAGCTTCGAACTGATTTGCTATTGATTGACCAGATGAAACATCGAATATTGCAGGGTCAGCTCTCATTTCGTCCATCTTTTCACCAAGTTGTAAATCTTTTATAGTTTTAGCAATCTCAGCACTTCCCATCTTTAAGCCTTCATTGGCTTTTCCTGTGCAACCGTAGAACTCACGATAAACAATTATGGCACCACGGGGAAAGCTTCGTTTAATACCTCCACAATCAACAAGTGAGCCATCCGACACCGCACCCCAAAGCACGCAAAAGGGTTTAGAATAACCCCAATCGAAAGCACGAATTTTAAACCAATCATGCGGGATATTCACATAATCTAATACATGTTTTGAGGCGTCAAATGTATCGAAATAAGCCCCCTCGATAGCGTCCCAATCACCCTCAAGCATTGCTTTTGCTAACGCTCCACCAAGTCCAAGTAGTTTCTCAGCATAGAGCGGATCATTTTCGGTCATTGTTGGATTGTCTGAGAGCTTGGCGGGTATGAATTGCCGAAGCATTCCGCCTTCTTCTTTTTGCATTCTATAGAGCTTCATTGGCTCTTTATTTTCGATGAAGTAAGATTTAACAAACTCATGACCAACCCCGCCTGGATTACTAGAACATATAATTTTTGGTAAAGATTGCTTAAGATTACTAGGAATTGTTAAGCCTCCTAATCTTACCCTAGACCTTAAAAATTTATATATATATTCACTAAAATGTGTTAACTCATCAATCAAGAGTAAGTTTATTTCAACGCCCTGATACTTCAAAACGTCTTTGTCGTATTGACAATGACAAAGATTAATTTTAGATCCATTTTTAAAAATAATTTGTGCAGTCGATGCATTTATTCGACAAAAACCATTTTCAATATATTCACTCAATAGACTAGTGAACCCGCTCGAGCCGTCCAAGTGATTCTTTTTTAAATCTTCGCTTAATCTTCGAAACAAGTAAATTTGAATATTTGACACACTGAGAGCGTAAAATATTGCAATAATGCGCATACAGTGAGACTTCCCGCCCCCCGCCGCTCCGCCATAGAGGATTTCAGTAGCTTCCGAAGTAAAACAATCAGATTGGCGTTTGTGAAGTGAAATTTGCACTATTTATTATTAAGAATTATTTCAAGTTTTGGCATTACTTGCGATTGTTCGTTAATTTGCTCTTTATAATTTAAATCAAATTCTTTGCGATTCTTTACTTTTGCGATATATGTTGCAAATTGTGATAGCTCGCATTTTTTTCGCACACTTGCATTAGTATCATCAGCATCAATAGATTCAAGATATTGTTTAGCTTCATCGATTATTTTGTAAGAAGCTATTTGTAAAGCGACTTCTTTTTTTTCGCGTATCTCATCTTGATTAAGAAAGAAGCATAAATTTGCTACATTTACATTGAATTCTTTTGCGAGTGATGCATAAGAGACATTTTTACTAATTTGATTTAGCACATAATCTAGATTTTTAGATAATAATTCAAATGAATCAGATTTAGATAATTCCTTTTTTTTTATTTCTTTTAAATCATGCATTTTTTTTCAAATTAGTTAACGCGCGCGTGTGATATTTAGAGTAAGATAAAACTTTTAATCAATATATCTCACTAATCAAATATCATTTTTTTAATTATGCACATTAATTTTATTTGTCAATAGATTTCTTTTAATAGATTATGTAAACTTAATTTATACCTAATGCTAGCAAATGCTAATTTTGCTAAAAATACTTTTTTTAAAAAAGATTCTTAACAATCTTCAAAAAACACTATACACAATTAAGAAAGAGCTTTTTATTTTTTCTTTTGTTTAACTAAACTATTTTTTGTTTAGTTTATTTATTTTGTTTTTGTTTTTTTGTATCTTATCACATGATTTCACTTTGTCAACTTATTTTTTTGTCTTACTTACTCTAATCTCTATAAACAACCGAGAAGTTTTTACCTTACTCTCTCAACACTCAATTTATTTTGATACAACACAAACTTTTTTTTTATTTTATTAAGATATTTCTTGACATCATTTTATATAAATTAGCTCTTATTAACTTCTAATAATCAACTCTTTTTAATCACATTTTAAATCATTTTATTCACAAATTATTTTTAATCTTTTTTTTGTTATTATCTTTTAATACTCCCGCAAGCCCTTCTCTCTCTAGTCTTATCTCATTTTGAACAATCTTTAAAATAATTTAAAATAGTGCTTGCAATTAATAATTTTATGATTCATAATGTATCTAACGAAATGAATTAAATTTATTTCAAATATTAACTTAAATAAAAAAATATGAAAGAATTATCAAAAGAAACATTTCTTGAATTAGTTGAAGAGCTTTTTCTTGAAAATCACAATTTCATTTCAACAAATTCAATTTTTTCAAAAAGAAACGAGAGAGAGAAAATTTTAGCTAAACTTTGCAACTGTAAAACAAGCGAGCTTTGCGACGAAATTTTAGCACTAAATAAAATCGATCGAACTAAATTAAACGAAATTGACGAGCGTTTACATCTTGAGATGCAAAGATGTGTTAACGATTATATTGAAAAACAAATTTTTAATTTTGCTAAGCACGCAAAAATTTTAGAATTCAAATTAAATTTTGATCTCAATGATAATATTGACAGTTTTACAAACAGTATTTTTCAACGATTAAATTAACAATTTTTAAATATTAACTTTAATAAAAACAAAATATGAAAAATAAAACACAGGTTGCGCAAGCTTCTCAACAAATTAGAGAAATACTCAAAAAAGAATTTCCTAGCACCAAATTCAGCGTAAAATCTAACAACTACTCAATGGGCGACTCAATAAATATAAGCTGGGTTGATGGCGTGGCGGAAGAGAAAGTTAAGAAGTTAATTGGTCATTATCAATATGGCAAATTCGACGGCATGCAAGATTTATATGAATACAGTAACTATAGAAATGACATCCCGCAAACAAAATATTTATCTTGCAATAGAAAAATAAGCGATGAATTTTATTTTTTAAAGCTCGATGAAATGCGGACAAAATGGGATTTTTTGGCAAATATTGCAAAAGAAAATATTGATAAAACCAATCAAGAAATTTTTGACAAAACTAGATGCTGGGACGCAAAACATTTTATTTATCAACAATTTAGGGGGTTTCGAGAAATTGATATTAATTAATTACTAACGGCTACACCACAAAGCCTATTTATTAACTTAAATAAAAAAAATATGAACAAACTATATTCAAAAATAAACAATTTACAAGATTCATATTATCTCGAGCAAGCTATCGAACGCGGCGAAGAAGTAATGACTTTAAAAATTGGAGTCCATGATTTTTATGATAATTTATGTCTATATTGTGAAGAAAACGATATTGATTTAAAAGATGTTTCAGACGTTGAATTCGATGCGTGCGAAGAATTGTTAAAAGATTATGCAAAAGCATCTGAAACAAATTTAATAACATTTTCAATTTCAAAATAAATATTAACTCAATTAAAAAAATATGAAAAAAACAAAAATAAACAGACTTTACAGCATCGAAAGCAAGCTTTATAACCGCTATGATAATAAAATTTATCGCTTAACAAAAGAGCGCATTCTTAAAATTCAAATGGAAATCATAATTGCTCAAGCAGATGAATTATTTTTTATCGAAGTTGAAGAAGCTTTAAAAGAAGGTTGGGCGGGTTCGACCCAAGAAAAAAACAATTTTAAAGATATAATTGAAGAAGCAAGATACGGCGATGCTGGCGCTTGTATATCGCTTAGAAATGTTTTTAAACCAAATCCAGCATTTAAAAAAGAAACGGCGAGGTTCAAAAATGTATAAAATCTTTTTAACAATCGCTTTAATCGCAATCTTTTTATTCAAGCAATCGCATGATGCAAAAAAATATAAAGCTGAATTTGAAAATAAATTAGAATTCAATGCTAAAGAGCTTCACGCAGTAGTAGCGGAAGTTTGGAATATTAACAATTAACTTAAAATTTATGTCTTTTTATAATAAATTTATCGAAGAATCAAAGCAATATTCTACTCAAATCGAATTTAATTTTGAAAAAATTTGCTTTCTTGAAAATTCATTAATCCAAAAATTAGAAAAAAATAAGCTTTTAAAAGAAGATAGAACATTGCTTATCGAAGCAATATTTATTTTATCTGTGTTGCGAAAAATTTAAATATTAACAATTAACTTAAAAAATATGGAAAAATATAAAGATAAAATAACGGGTCAAGAAGTTCTAGCCAGAAAATTACCAAGAATTTTAACTTATCCAAAAATTTTTTATGAAGTGAGAATTTCGGATAAAGTTGAATATATTTCCTTAACAAATTTTAAAAAAAAATATGAAAAACAAAATGCAAAAACAAAAAGAAGCCTCTAAAAAACACTACGAAAAAAACAAGCACATAATCAGCGAAAGAAACAAGCACAATCGTAAACGCCAGCAACAAGTAGACAAATTCCATTTTTACGGCTTTTGGCTTTTACTAACGGCGGTTGTTGTCGATACAATTATTAACCAAATTTTAAAATAATATGATTATTAAACTTAAAAATAAATCAACTCTAGAAATAACAGTTGAAACACAAGTAAAGGAAGCCCTCGCACTTAGAAAGGGTAGTATAGGGGGCACGAAGTCTTTAATTGATGAAAGCAACAATTATCATTTTACAATTACTAAACGGGAAATTAAAAAAATCGCCGACGCTAACGGTATAGCAACTATAAAAAGGGGGAAAAATGTCTAACAATAAATATAAATTTCAAGATACTTTCTATACTTTAAGAGATTGCATAGACCATCTAAAACTTCTAAAAGATAATAATATAAAAGATTTATCTTCTTCGGAAGGAACATTTGCGAAAAGACTACCAAATCTTTTTGAAGAATATTCAGAACTATTTGAAGAATATCTAAAGCTAATTGAAACTAAGGAGGAAAATGAGTAGAGAAATTAAATTTAGGGATTGGAATCCCGAAACCAAAGAAATGCAATATTTTAATTTAGATGGATATGATAGAGAAGTACATGACGCTTACGGAAATATAATGCAATTCACAGGCTTACTCGATAAAAACGGGAAGGAAATTTTTGAAGGTGATATTGTTAACGCGCAATACAATATATCATCTTTTTTTAAAAAAGTTTGTGTATATTTTGAAAACGGTTGTTTTTATGTTGATGACAAAAACCCTAAACAAAATCTTAGTATTGGTTATTTTTTTAGAGAAAAAAAAGAAATTGAAGTTATCGGCAACATTTTCCAAAATCCCGAATTACTCGGAGGTAAAAATGATTAAAATCTTTCTTTTACTCTCAATCATCACGCTTAGTTTATTCTCGCACTTTTACACGAATAAAAATAATAAACTATCGATTGAAGCTTACTATAACTACGCTTGCACGAAATATTACGATGTTTCTTGTGATAATATTAATTTAAAGTAAAGATATGAGAATTAAAAACAATGATAAAAAATTTATAATGTTGTGCGCCGTTATTGCGACCGCAATTTTAATAATTTACATCTTAGATTTGCAGAAATATAAAACTGATTGCAAAGCATTGGATAATATCGAGAAAATCGAATTAGAAACACGCTTGCATGAGTTATATAATAAAAATGAGCAATTAGCCCGCCAAATCGATTATGATGCCGTAGCGATTAAACACGCACAAAATCAAATCAACGAATTTAGAGTTAAGTGTAAAAATTGCACTTATCATTTATCAACAAATTGGGAAAATTAATATGAAAATAAAAAAACTTGTAGAACAACTTAAAAAATATGACCCTGAAATGTTAGTCGTGGTGAATGGATATGAAGGGGGGCGGGATGACATCAATATAATTAAAGAAGAAATTTTAATTGAAGAGGAAAATAATCCTTGGTATGAGGGAAAATATTCTTACTTTGAAGAAAAAGAAGATAACCCCGACCGTGCCATTAAAGCAATTACTCTTTGTAGATAATTTAACAAAAATATATTAAAAACTTATGAATATTCTTAAAGCAAAAACATTTATTGGGTTTAATCCAAAAGAATATATCTTTGATGCTTTTGAAGAAAGAGCATTATTTCAAACTCTTTTTGTAATTAACAATAATTTTGGAGAAATTTTTTGGAAAATTGAACATAACAAGTATGTAAAAGTAATGTTTATAACTTTACAAGCTAGTGAAGCGGGCAAATTAACAGAATTAAAATTAAGAATTTTTAACCCTAATTTTTTTGAAATTTATTTTACAACATATGTGATAAAGAAAAGGATAAAACTCTTAGTAAAATTGTTAGGTTTAAAATTATAATAATATTAATAAACAAAACTTATGAAAAACAATAATAATTATAAATTTCTATTTCTTACAATTTTAAATTTAGCTCTGGGAACGGCGCTATTGCTTACTAACTCAAAATTGTTTTATGTTTACATGTTTGTAAATTTTTGTTTGTTAGTCAATTTAATCTTAGATTGTGTCAAAGAAATAAACGAAAATAATAAAGAAGATGTTGACTTTTAAATTTATTTTTATAAATTGACAAAGAATGATTTTTTTCATATCATTTTTTAGTTAAAAGTTAATATTTATTAGCAAGAGGGGTTTCATATCCCCTCTTCGCTTACTTGTGATGAAGTCAACATTTTTAATCAAGTGGTTGCCCTGACTTCATCACTGGAAAGCGAAACGCTACACTGCTTGATAAGATACAGCGGTAATAAACAAAGTATGCTTTCCTTCTTAAATCTGGTGGAGCGGATTTATATTTTATATGAGGTTTAGCCTCCACGCTAGACCTCGCCAAAATCAAAGCGTGGAGCATATGAAAAACATCTTATCTTTAAATTTATCAACAACAGGATTCTGGTTTAGGATATTTGGTTATGGTATTTGCATCAGTTATCTTGCAAACCCCTTATATTTTTGCAGGTCGAGTTCAAAAGTTAATTTCTTAAAAATCGGTAAATTTTACATTTATCTTTTGACTAATAAAAATTAAAATATATGACAAAAATAAAATATTTTTTTGCAAAGTTAAAATGCAAAAACGACTTTAGAAGAGCGGTAAATAATATGATTAAAATTGATGAAAAAAAAATAGATTCAATTCATATTAATTATTATTTTGGAATGCTAGTAAATATTTATAAGTATTTAAGAATTGGATTTGATGAAGAAAATGCTTTAACTTTTTTTTTAAAAAAAACTAAAATTCGTGTTTATTTAAATGCTAAAATAGTTGAAGGTTATGAAGTAAAATTTAAAAAAAATATTGACTAATAAAAATTAATAAATATTATGAAAGGGCATTTTATGCAAAAAAAGGTAGGTTCAACAATGATTAATCAAGAAATACAAGACAAAGCAAGCAAAAAAATAGCTGACACTCTCGAATTATTAGAGATGGCTGGTTATGATAAAAAACACATTGATGTTATTCGCAAAGCTATGTGGAGTCTTTTTGATTTTTCAATTTTAATAAACAAGGTAGGTTCAAATGACAAATCAAAACAAAACTAGAGATAGTTTCATATTTTATCGCAGTTTTTTTTCTGCCACAAAACATCTAAATCAGGTCGAAAAAGCACAACTTTTTGAGGCTATTTGCTCTTATGCTTTAGATGGAAATCTAAGTTTATTAGAAGGAACTCCTCAAGGTATGTTTGAGTTAATAAAACCGCAACTTGATGCCAATAGAAAAAGGTTTGAAAATGGTTGTAAAAAAAAGCAAAAGATAAGCAAAACCGAAGCAAAACCGAAGCAAAAAATAAGCAAAGATGAAGCTAATGTAAATGTTAATGTAAATCATAATGAAGAATGTAAATCAGAATCACAATCAGAATCAGAATCAAAATCTAAAATAACAATTAATCCAATTTATAAAAAACTATCAGATGATTTATTATTTATTTTAGAAGCAAAACTTCAAAGAAAATTATCTTCTAAAAATTGGGAAGATGAAATTAAAAAATTAATAGAGAAAGATTTATCAGTTAGACAAAATCCAATCGAAGATGTAAAACAAGCAATACAAACAATAGCAAATAATTATGGTAAAGAATATTTTCCAGTAATTCAATCAGCTAAAAGTCTCAGAGAAAAATTTACTAAAATTGAGGATTATGTCAAAAGAAACTCACAAGGTAAAAATAATCAATCAGCAGAAAATGACAGACCTAAATTTTTAAGTCAATATCAACACTTATTGGATAAATAACATGGAACAAGAAAATTTTAATCAGGAGATAGAAGAAGCCCTATTAGGCACTATTCTTTCAAATAACATGTATTTGTTAAAATCACCAAACCTCGAAGCTAAACATTTTTACTTCGATGATTATCAAAAGATTTTTGAAGAAGTTATTAAAAGAATTGGAGCTGGTGAGGTTATTGATTTCAGGATTATTTCAACATTTGTTAAAAATAACGGAATTGATACTAAAATTATTAAAAACCTGTCTAATGCTACTAGTGGATTAGTTGACATGGAATCTTATTCAAATGAAGTAATTAGGTTATGGCAAATAAGAGAATTAAAAAAGATATTAACTTCGATAATAAGCGATAAAACAAGCGATTTTAATAGTATTAAAAACAAATTAGAGGGAGACATAGCCGACATATCAATAAACATGTCTAATCAGCCTAAAAAGATTGACAAAGTTATTGATGATGTTTTATCTAATCATCAAAAAGAATTAATCTTTACAGGATTTGATAAATTAGATATTCTAACAGGAGGCTTTGAGCTTGGTAATTTAGTTATTATCGGTGGCAGACCATCGAGCGGAAAGACTACATTTTGTTTAAACTTTGCTAAAAATGTTTCTTTGAGTCATGGAGTTTTATTTTTCTCAATGGAAGTATCGGACAAAAGCCTCGCAAGAAAATTTTTAAATGAAACAACGGGTGCAAGTGCTTATAGATTAAAAATCGGAGCAACAACGCAAGCCGACAAGCTATCAATAGAAAACAATAGGCATACTTGGAAGGATTATAATTTGATTCTCGATCAAGAAAACGGCATAAATCTTTTAACAATCAGAAGCAAGATTAAACGAGCAATGCTTAAGAATGATATTAAAATGATTTGTATCGACTATTTGCAATTAATCGCAAGCTCGGGTAAAGAATTCTCAAGAGAGCAACAAATATCAAGAATTGCGGAAGGTTTAAAGAAAATAGCAAAAGATTTCAATATTGTTGTTGTTGCCTTGTCGCAATTATCAAGAGCTGGTGATTCGAGAGAAAATAAAAGACCAATCCTAAGTGATTTAAGGGACTCAGGAGCTATAGAACAAAATGCGGATATAGTTATGTTTACGCATAGAGAGGAATATTTCTTAGAGCGTGAAAAAGTTCCTGAACACTCAAAACATTATGGCGATTGGCTTAAATGCTACAATAATGTAAAGGGCAAAGCAGATATAATTGTTTCTAAGAATCGTGAAGGCGAATGCGGAGACGTTTTATTTAATTTCAACGGCAAACAAAGCAAATTCTGGGAGGCAAATGACACATATTAAACACATACTTGCAAATACTATTGAAAATGCAAGTAAAGCAAAACTTTACCATCACAACAGAGATATTTTTTTAAAATACTTCGACAGCATTGAGCAATACGAAGCTTTAATATCGGCGGGTAATTTTAAGAAAATCGATGAGATTATTAAACAAAATTCATCTTTTAACTTAGATGAGTTTATTATTAACTTTAAAAACTAAAAAATATGAATGGAGAATATCAAGAAAAATTAGAAATAATTAAAACACTATTAGGAATTGAATATTTGCATATATCAACTTTAGAATTTCAAAGAAATGTAGAAAATCTAGTCGACGATATTGAATCAAAAAATAATGAAATTGATAATTTGGAGAGCGAAATTGGAGATTTAGTTTATAAATTAAGATTAAATAAATAATAACTCAAAACAAACAATTGTGAAAATTCTATTAATCGAAGACAGCGAAATATTGACAATGCTACTAAAACATCAAGCTAAAATATTAGATGTTGATTTAACTTGTGTTGATAATTTTGCTGATGCAATTGAGCATCTTAAAAATAATGTTTTTGATTTGATTATTTTAGACAACCAACTTGAAAAAGAAAATTTAAAGGGTGGAGAAATTGCAAAAACACTTAAAGAATATTCGCAGGCAAAGATAATTCTTTCGAGCGCTGATGAATGTATTATTAGCAATGAGTGGATTGACGAAGTGATTCCTAAATCACAATTGCAATTAATAAATGTTATTAACTTAAAATAAAAATATATGTTAACAGTTATTGTAGTTTTACCGTGCGTAATTGCATTAGTGGGGGTTTTAGCAACTTTATGAAAAAAATGTTTAATTATCTTAAAAAAAGAAAAAATTTTAATCGGATAAAAAAATTAATTCAAACAAATCCAGTTCGTTTAGAAGGAACTTTTGGTTTATATCCTCACAAAACTATAAATGAATATTATTGCGAAAATATAATCTTAAAATTTACTTGCATTATGTATCATCACAGAAACTTTGCGGAAGAATATGAGGTTTTTGAAACATTGCAATCGGAAATTAAACAAATTGATTTAGATGAGAACCAAATAAAAATACTTTTGGAATTGGCTGAAACAAAGCATCAAAAACCATATTGGATAAAATAATAAATAAAATCATGGAAATAAAACTTAGCCCACAAAATATTGAGCAAATAATAAAGATTAAAAAACTTATTCAACTTGAGGAGGACTTAATAGATTTTAATGTAGAACATGATGACATAACAACTGAAAAAATAAGGTCATGCGGAGTTATTTTAAAGAGAGAGGTTAAAGATTTTTTCAATAACTTTGAGCTTGAAATAAAAAATATAATTATTTTTAAAAATAATGCTTGACACATTAAAACACTTGTATAATATAGGTTGCGAGAGTTGTTAAAAAAACTTTTAAAAATATAAATCGTAAATATTAAGGGAAGATTGGCAGAGCGGTAATGCAATAGATTGCTAATCTATACAACAGAAATGTTGCTAAGGTTCGAATCCTTAATCTTCCGCCAAAATCGTAAATATTTAAATGGCTAGTGTTGTGGCGGAATATAGACGCTTACTTTAGCAATATAAGAACAACACTTTTACAGCGATTTCGCTGGAGTTATTGCTTTCGGTTTGTTCATGCAAAGTGCAAATCTTTGCCAACACTAGCTTTATAAATATTTATAAGGCAATTTTGGGTAGAGGCGTTTTTATAGAACGTTAGGGTCATTCCCCTCGACTAGTTCGATTCTAGTAATTGCCACCTAGCCTAGGTAAAGATGAAGGCGAAACTACGACTTGCGTAATTCCGAAAGGAGAGTGAAATAACACTAAGTCAGAGTCAACAAAGTAATTGCAAGCAACTTGTTGACGGTTTGCTATTAAACGACATAAGAAAATAGTTGATTTGCGGATTTTTAAGAAAATCTAAGCAAGGTAGTTGGCTTAAGCAATGAACTTGTGCCAGTTAGCCTTCTGTAAAAAGGCAAATATTAACTTAAAATAAAA